GCACCACGATGGGATGATTGGCGGTGTCCTGCACGGCCAGCACATTCTGATAGAAGGTGGCCCGGCTCATGACGAAGGCCGCGCCAGGAGCATATTCTCCCGGCAGGCTGGCGATGATGGCCAGGATGTCGGCATAGGTAATGGCCGCCTTGGTGTAGGTGTGGCCGGTGGCGCTGACGGCGGTCAGGCCGGTGGGCTCGGTGGTGCCGGCGCCCGCCGCGACCTTGGCAGCCACCAGGCGGAACAGCTTATTTGCCAGCCGGTCAACCAGCCAATCCTCGAACGCAGGGATGGCCATGGCCTTCACGTCCGCGGTGATCTCCACGGTCTTGATCAGCTTGAAGGCGCCCAGGGAAATTGGAGCCAGGGTGTCCTCGCTATCCGTGGCGGCGGTGCCCATCGCGACCACGTTCGCGGCGTTGATCGTGCCTTCAACAGGCAGGATCACGTTTCCGGGGATGTGCATCACATCGATCGCGTTCAGCAGGGGATAGAGCTCCAGTTTGCCCCAGATCTTGTTTGCGGTTTCGGTAGGAATCGCGGCGCTGGCCGTCACGGCGGTCCGCTCTTCAGCAGTCAGTTCCTTTCCCTGAAGATTTTTCAGGAACGCTTCCCGGTACTCGGGGGAATTTACAGCGAAACGATTTTCCATTTTCAGTCCCTCCTTCACATTCTCGGCAAAGGTCCGCACGACCTTCTGCCCGGCTTCGCCGCTGGCAATGCGGGCAATCAGCTTGCTCCGCTTTTCAGCGGCGTCTTTGATGGCAGCCTTCCGGCCCTCCACCTGATCAATCAGCTTCTCCAGTTCGTCCAGGTCGTCCGTCAGCTTGTCCATGATCTCGTCCGGCTCGCCCTCCCGGGCCTCCGGATCCTCTTCCGGATTCTCATCCGGGTTTTCAAGCTGATTCAGTTTTTCCTGGATCTTCTGCAGCAGCTCGTCCAGCTCTTCCGCGGTCATTTCGTCCAGATTGAACTCCATGTCCGTCAGCTCCTTTCCGCGATCCGCGCCTTCAAGCGCAGGATCCTGATTTTCTTTGCCCGGGCTTCTGCAGCGGATCTCTCCGTCCGCTCCTCCTGGATCCATCCGTCCATTCGCTTCTTCCGCGCCGTGCTTATATCCGTCCCCGGGTTTGCGGGGATTGATACCGCCGAAACGTCATACACCTTCTCGATCTTTCGGATCGTGCTGGTATGACTTTCTTTGTCGTAATTTTCCCCGTCCTCCGCCACGACAAAGCAGAAGGACATCCGGTCCACCAGCCCCGTGCTGATGGCCTCATACATGCGCCTGCTGTCCTGGGTGAGCCCCAGGTCCGCCTCCACCATCAGGCCGTGTTCGTCGATGGTCAGCTTCAGGCTGTTGTTCCTGGTCCTGGCAAAGACCATGCCCTCATGGTCATACTGCATGATCACGTCCCCCATGTCCGCCTCGTCGAAGGCGTGCGGGTCGATGACCTCCATGATCGGATTCCCGTCCCAGTCCCGGAACAGCTCGTAAGGCTCGCCGAATGTGCTGGCATATCCCCGGACCTTGAAGGACGCTTCTTCCCCCTCCGCCCTGGCCGCTGCCATCACCGGCATGCTCCTGTATTCCCGTTTATCGCTCTTCGGCATTACGCCGTGCCTCCTTCCTCCGGATCGTCCTCTTCCTGGCCCGGATCCGCGCCGGGCGCGTCCTTCTCCGGCTCCTTTTCAGGCTCCGGCAGCTCCTCCGCCGCCTTGTCCGGGTCTTTGTACTCGCCCCGGACCAGGAAGGCGTCCCCGCCCTCAATCGGCGGCAGGCCCCATATCTCCCGGATCTCGTTCCGGTTCATGATGCCTCTGTCTGCCATCTGGGCGGATACATCCAGCTTCTCCTTCGTGCTGGCGTACTGCAGCTTATTGGCTGTCACGCTCACCATGTTCCCCTGGGCGATCTCCCGCCGGCTGAATGTCATCCTGGTCATACACTGGGCAAGCTGCACCGCGATCGGCTCCAGCTTGCCATCATAAAAGGCCGCCCAGTCATCGCCGACGGCCTTGTTCTGCAGGATGTTTTCATTCACGCCGAAGTAGTTGAACACGTTTTCCCGGATCAGCTTCATCTGGTCCGCGTCCACCACGTAGGGCTTCTGTTCGATTTGTTTCGGATCCGCGTACTGGTTCGGGAACAGCAGGATGCCTCCGCTCTCTCCCTGCAGGTTGAACCGGTTGAACCGCTCCCGCTCTTTCGCCAGGTCCTCCGGTTTCACGAAGTTGGACATCCGGGCCATGAAGCGGAAGGTCGCCCCGTTCTTGATGCCTTCCTTGATGCCCTGCTGCTGCATGTTCACCAGGTCCATCGTGGATCCCAGGGCCCTGTTGTCTTCTCCGAAGAAGTCATCGTTATACTGGAACTTAGTCAGGATCCCGACCCGCTCCATCTCGATGTACCCGGTCTGTCCGTTCCGGAAGCTGTACTTAATCCAGGGCTTCCCGCCCACGTCCAGCACCTCCGTCCGGCTTGGCAGCACCGGGAAGTATCCCCGGATCTCCAGCTCGCCCTGGGCGTTGTATTCCAGCACCGGCACGATGAAGGCATTGTTCTGCATCTCCAGGATGGTGGTCAGCCGGTACACGAACTGGTACATCGTCTGCCACTCATTCGGGCCGCTCCGCATCCGGGCCCGCAGCTTCGGCTGCGCCGTTCCCAGCACGTCCAGGTTCATTTTCCCGGCGTGCCTGGCGATGGCGTCAATGCTCGCCCGGATCAGCTCGCTTTCATAGAGAGCTCCGCCCCAGGTCTGAAAAGCAGGGCTGTAGGCCGTCAGGGTTTTGAAAAACCCTTCCAGGTCCTGCTCCACCTTCTTCGGCTTGTTCCATCCGAAGATCGCATCAAAAAGTCCCATGCCTGCACCTCGCTTTTCAGTTCCTCCGCGGAATTAAATCCGCACCCTCCGCGGTTCCCCGAATCGTAACGAATAATCATTACGATTCGCCAGGGCTTTACAATGTCAAACCTGCAGGTTTTACATTGTCGCATTTTCCCGGCTTCAGGATGCCTCATTCCGGAGCTGGTTCTGCAGCTCCTCCCACTTGTTCGCCCTCATGCACATGGCATCCAGCAGCGCCGCCACGCCGTCCACATGTGCGTTTTTGCTGATCTTTATCAGCTTTTTCCTGTTGGTCTCCGCCTCGATCTTCAGCGCCGAGTCCAGCAGGTGGATCTTCATCAGGTCGTTGTCCTCCGCGCTCTGCAGGGCGCCATCCTTCAACATTCCCTCCGTGGTGTTGATCACCCCGGTCAGGTTGGTGCCCTGGAAGACCGTGTCACAGTGGAATCCGTATGACTCCATCTGTGCCTGCAGGTACTGGGCGCAGTATCGGTCCAGCCCCACCTGCAGCACGTAGATCTGGTATTTCTCAATCAGATCCGTGAACCACCGGAAGCAGTCGTTATAATCCACAAAGTTATCCCCGGACTCGATCAGGAAGCCCCGCTCGATGTATTTCCGGTATGGGAGCCCGTCCCGTGCCGTCGCCTCTTCTATCTTCTCCCTCGGCAGGAAGAAGCGTGCGAAGTAGTACACGACCCCCTCCCGCTGCACGATCAGCGTGCAGGCCGTCAGGTCCGTGGTTTGCGAAAGGTCGATCCCGGCCAGGGCGTAGCAGTCCCTGAAATCTTCCAGGCTCAGCCGGTTCCCTTCCTCTGTGATCTTTCCCTCCGCCCGCATCTGCTCAGACCAGGCGCCGCCCTCTCCGGCCCGCCGGTCGTCCCCGATGTTGAAGCTCCGCCGGATCGTCTCGGTGCTGAGCCACGCCTGGGAGGAATTCTGCTTGATGTTGCAGTACTTCGTCAGGAACTCCGTCCGCTTGCTCAGGCTTTCGTGTGCCTTGTCGATCTCGCCCAGGATGAACTTCACCGGCACGCTCTCGCCCAGCCCCGGAAGGCTCTTCCGCAGCTCGTTGATATCGTCCCATTTCTCCGGGTTGTCGATGGTGTACAGAATCGGCAGGATGTGGCTCTCCCGGCTGTTGCCATTTAAAAAAGCTGTTCCGCGTTTGAACAGCTCATCGAAGATTCCGTCGTTTTCATACCCTGCCGAAGAAATTGCCAGTCCCATCGGTTCCCGCCTGGCGCCCGTGCCGGAGACCATGACCTCCCATTGCTTCAGCCCCCTGTCTCCCGGCCAGGATGCGATCTCATCCGCCACGTAAAACATGGGATTATAGCCATCAGACTTCCTGTCCGTGAAGGGGAGCTTCTTGATGTTCGTGTTGCTCTCCCTGATGAACAGGCCCCGGCTCTTGGTGCTTTTCGTCCGCTTCTTCAGGTCCGGCTCCTGGTTCACGTTGTACTCAAAGGCCCCATAGCACAGATCTGCCTGATCCAGCTTCGGAGCCAGGTAATAGATCTCGCTGCCGTATTCCCCGACGGCATAGGCGAAGTAGTTCCCGATCCCGCCGGCGATCAGAGTCTTTCCCTGCTTCCGTCCCACCACCAGCACGGTCTCCGTAAACTGCCGGATGCCGTCTTCGTCCACGATGCCGAACATCAGCGACACCGTAGCCCGCTCCCAAAGGCTCAGCTTGATCCGCTGCGGGGCAAGCTGCCCTTTGTTGTGGTGGCAGTACTTTTCCATGAAGCGAACGCAGTTGTTCGCCTTCCGCTGGTCGAAGTACCAGCGCTTTTTCTCCAGGCCGTCTATGATGATGTCGTAGAGCATCCGGATCCATTTCCCGACCACGATGCTCCCTTCCTGGATTCCTTGATAGTATGCCAGGATGGCGTTCTCTTCGCTCATAGAGTCCGCCTCCCATTCACAGCCGGAACTCGCTCAGGCCGTCTTCTTCCGGCTTCTTCGTGCCCCGCTTCATGATGATGTCGCCCAGTATTCCCAGCGTCCTGTTTGCGACGTCCACATGTTTCGGGATTTCCTGGATCAGCGGATGAACGCAGATGTTCTCGCGGCCCTTCACGTATTCCTTCTTCACGGTCATCCCGTCTTCCGCGAGCTGGTTCCTCATCTTGGCGATCAGCTCCGCCTCTTCGGCGTATGTCTGGGCTGCCGCCTTGTAGTCCTCATCCTTGTCCACCTCGAAGTTTTTCCCGAACTTCAGCAGCTTCCGGTAACTTGACACAGCTTTCGCCAGTTTTCCTCACCTTCTCCCGAAATCCAAAAACCTCGCGCCCGCGCACGGGAGCTTTTTTCGGAGG